CCAATTATTTATTTAAAAACCAATCCATTAATTTAGGATGTTTAGCTACTTCATGATAACCAAGAAATCCTTTAGAGATTAACCATTCAAGATCCCTTTGTTTATAATAGTCCATAGCAAACTTAGGATAAGCATAAAAACAATATGCTTTATTAATGTTATCTTGATCATTAGGTGATCTCCAATCCTTTTGATTAACCCAATTAGATTTCTTATGAACATCACCACCAGAATATTTTTCTTCTAGTTCATCTCTTAGAGGATATTTTCTTTTAAATTGTTTTAAATTTTCTTCGTTCAATTTAATGTAAAACTTTTATTGTTGTATTTTTTATCTTAGACAAATCTTCATTGAGCTGCCTTAAAACACTTTGTGTTTTTTCTTTATCTTGGATTTTAATTTTACCTTCTTTTTCTAGTTCTTTTAAAATATCTAAAATTACAACTTCTATTTGTAGTTTAATGTTCGCCATACTCTTTTCCTTTTTCAGTAATCTCAATCGACCTGGCAGTATTGGGTAGAACAGTTACATAACCTTTTTTTGCTAATGTAAAAACCATACTACTAATAACATTAGGTGTTTTATATTTTAAGGCACTCGCAATTTCCCTGTAAGTTGGTGCGTACTGATGCTCTTTCCACAAATCTTTTATGGTAATCAAAACTCTAGCTTGTTTAGGTGTCATTGCTCTCCTTTACATGACCTTTAGCTATTGGCAAATCTCCATTCTCTTGCTGTTTTAAGACTTTAGTTATTCCGGTATAAGCACCTAAATCATCATAATTGTCCGAGTTAAAACCAGGCTTTGTGCATCTCACTAATTTAAGTGCTGCCATACACAACGCAACATCACTTGATCTTATTTCCTTATGTAATTTACTTCGTAAAATTAAATTCCACATTGTGGCTATGTCTGCATGAGTTTCTTTAAAGTCGCCATGCTGCTCTTCTCGATGAACCATAACTAAATCTCTAACTTGCTTAGTGTAAGCGTCATAAGCATTATATTTTTCATGATCTATGACGGATCTTCTTAATTGATTTAAGCTCTCAGTCATTATAGATCAGCGTCTCTTTTATCTAAGATTTGAAATCCTATATATTCTTTACCAGTCTTTTCACTCTTGTTTCTGTAGCCATGTAGCTTGATTTCTTCACCAGCTGCAATATCTCTTGGCATTTTTATAGCTCCATAAAAATCATGTTTATCAGTTTCTTTTTTAGGATCGTTCTTAAACATATTTCCTTTACCCATTTGTAATTCAAATTTACTTTCACCAGATGTCATTAATTCCTTCTTTCTTTGTTTGATATAGTTGTGTTAATTTTTCATTATTAATTATTTGATCTCTATACTTTGTGAAGATAGCTTCAATATCACCAAGGTGTTGAGCATCACTAAATAATTTAATAATAAGTTCTTCTTGTTTTGCAGAGAGCGGCACAATCTTTTGCGGAGATTCAGACTGCAACTTAACTTCTGATTTTGTACCACTCTCTTGCTGCGGAGTTTCGTTATCTTCGATGAACTCTTGTATTTCATCTGCTGATGCAAATTCTCCACCATCCATACCCAAACTTGATAACATACGACCTAGAGATACTGTCTGCGCCATTTCAATTACCTTGTTTGATCGTGAACCTCTAAAAACTTCTGATAAACCTACTGCGTAAGTTTTTCCTTCTAACTCTAGCCAAGACTTACAGACTACAGAATTATCTTTGTAATCGTAGTCAGTATTCATTTCATATTCCATTCCAAAGACTTCTCTAAAAATTCTAATTCTATCTTTGACAGCTGTGTAATGATTGCCTTTAAGTTTCATGCCAGGTGCTTTTGTCAGTAGCTCTTGGCATTGTTTTATTTTATCACTTGTATCCATAATATTCCTTTGCTTGTTCTAAAAACTCTTCACCAATGTTCCAGGCATAATGAGAAAAGTCTGGCTCAATAAATTCTTTCCCATCTGTGTGTGATGCTAACTTTTGTTTAACTAATAACTTTAATCGAAACTGTTCTATTAATCGTTTTGGATTGTAATCATCAATATCAAAAATTTTGTAATCTTGCTCTGTTGCATAAACTAGGTATGCCTTTACATCTTTTGTAAAATTATAATAAAAGGCTGTTTGCAGTAGATGATTGTAATCTGGTTTATTAGGAGACTTTGATTTACTTGGTGCAAAAGGAGTACCATCTTTTTTAGTACCTGACTTCTGCATACTCCACTTTGTTTTAAGCTCTATAACAATGTTTTTAGATTGTGCGTCTGTTCTACCTATGATGGGTAAAACAACATCCTCTAAGGTGCCAGAGACATAGTTTTCGAATATAACTTTATTAGATTTAGTAATTCCTATTTCATCGTAAGCTGCATAAGCATTCTTAACTGTATCAGCGAATGAATCTTGATTAAGTTCATGTTGTCTTTGGTCTTTTTCATTGATACCCACATAATCTTTATATCCAGGCACATCAAGCATTCTTAAAATAGAGTTTCCATTACCAACCCACTCTTCAATAGCATTACCAGCATAAATCCCACCCCACATTTTGGCTGATGTAGCAAATTTTCTTCTTGTTTCTTGATTATTGACGAAATACTTCCAGTACCATTGATCTACAGGCATATTGGCTTGGCTCGGAGAGAAGTGATTGATGTTTTTCTCTATAAAGTACTGTGGAATTGTGTAGTTCATATCTACTTTGTATTAAATAATATTTTTTCTAGTCAGTAAATGTCTTTATAGACATGACATGACTATTTTATTAACACTAAGTGGTACAAAAGGTATACATGGTAAAAATAACTGTGGATAATTTATAAATTGACTGTTTTATAATTAAACATTTTTGGATTGGCACTATAAACAAATTCTGCAATTTCTGTAATTTCAACGCCTCTAATAATATCTATTGAAGAATAATATCTTATATTGCACAAATTTTTTCCTATGTCTGTCATAGGTTTGTAAACGATAGTTAGTCTATAATGTTCTTGATCTTTAACTTTAACTAATCCAAGAATCTCTGTTTTATCAATACTTCTGGGACTTTTAAAATCTTTAAACCATAACATAAATCCATAATTATATTTTCTAGTAATATTAAGATTTTCCATAACAATATTACTTGCGATTTTTATTCTATTATTTGATGATGCTGGTAATTCAACAAAATGCTGCTCTGTAACATTATTATAAAAATGCACAAAATCATTTTCATCTTGATAACAATTTATTAATTTTAAAAAAGGTTTGTTATAAATTTCTACTGGTTCAATTCCCAGGTAATGAGCGATTGTATTAATCTGTGATATTTTTAAATCTTGATCTTCATTATGAACAATTCTGTTCATAGCTCTGTGTGTAATTCCTAATGAATCCGCACAATCTTTCTGCGATTTTCCATGTTTTTTAACATTCTCAAAATGATCTTTTAGTCTGTGTTTCATTAAATATAATTTATTTAAATTCATCATGATGTAAATATAGCGTTTAGAAGTTAAATGTCTATGTATAACTACTGCTTGTACCATAAATAGGTATATGGTCATGTAGCGACTTTTTAAGCTAAAATAGACATCTATGGACTATTTTAAACTCGCAGTTAAGAAATCCAAGAATATTAGCCTTGTTATCTGGCGTGATCCCTCAGAAGGCACAGGTGAATGGAAAAATCAGTTCGATGGATCAGCTAAATATGTCATGGAATGTGGATATGTGGTTCCTAATCCTAAAATTCCTGGGGATTGGATAGTTTATCGATCTCAATCTTTAGAAGATAACGACAGAGGTGCTGAGATGTATATTCCAGGCGGCTGTGTAGTAGAAATTATACCTCTTAAACTTACAGATAACAGATTGGTTATGAATGAAACCAATTAAATACACTTACTCTAACCCTCACCCTATCTGGAAAGATTTAGCTAAGAAGTACATAGCAGTTGTCGATGAAAATAAAATGTGGTGGACAAACTACCAAGCAGATTGTGAAAGGATGGCTAGGATTCAATGCTCCTCGATAAGTGGAAGCTCTTAAAAATTGTTAATGCTGACTGTAGGTTAAATGATACCTCACGCAGAGTTATGTTTTATCTTTTGGATAGAGCTAACAATAAAACTGGAAAACTATTTCCTTCACAACAACGCCTTGCAGATGATGCCAACATCTCTGTTGTGTCAGCTAAACGAGGTGTGAAGAAGTTAATAGAACTCGGATATCTTGTTCGTAACACTAAAGGTTATCCAGGTCGAGCTAACGATTACAGCATTCAATATGTATCAGTTCAGTCATCAACAAGTATCAGTTCAGTCGATAACAAGTATCAGTTGCGTCAAGAACAAGTATCAGCACAGATACCCCAATTAACTAATAATCAACTTAATGAATTAACTAATGAATTAACTGTAGAAGAGGAGAACAAGGTAGTGGACATAAATGATATGATTAAGAATTTGGCTAAGCAAAAGAGTATGGCTTACAGAGAAGTTGTAGACAACAATCGAGGTTATAAAAAAAATATGGATATGAAGTATAGAAAGCTGATGTCTAAGAAGTTATCTAATGATCGTTATGGTCAATGGGAACAGTTATTATCCAATGATGAGACACGAGAAAATGCTATAGATTTTGCTAAGTCAATGTGTCATGGGTGAAGTCAACCTTAAATTATTAAGCATAGAGCTTGATAGTTATACATTGTGGAACTGGTTTGAAGAGAGTATGAGAACAGCCAGAAGATTACCTAGTATTAAACCTAGAGGTTATAAATCAAACTGGGTGGATATACCTAAAGACTGGTTAGCTTATGGATGGGATAAAGCATTCATTAGATTACCACCACCATCTGGTAAGCAGCTAAGTAGACTAAACTTAGTGCAAGACTTAATTGCTTATGTGAAGGATGAAGATGAACGCAAGATGTTATGGTACAGAGCTAGGAAGTTACCTTGGAAGAAGATGGAATATATGTTTGGTAAGCACAGATCAACGCTGTCTAAGAAGTGCAAACACAATTTAATGATGATGACATTCGTAGCTAATGATGAAAAAACAATTCGACAAAGACTACAATTTTGTGTATAGATTTATATATACTTGGCTCATGCCAACTAAGAATCTCATAACATGGTAGGTCGACCACTTCGCAAAGTAACTTGTGATGCAGCTCGTAAGTATGATGGCAATCCATGCCAGGCTAAAGCATTACAAAACGGAAGATGTAAGTACCATGGTGGTATGAGTACTGGAGCAAAAACATTAGATGGTAAAATCAAAGCATATTCAAAACTCAAACAGTTCAGAAGTTGGAGCGAAGAAGAGATCAAAAGATATATTGAAGAGCGACATCGAAGTCAATCTGATGAACGGAATTCCACTAAGCAAGATTTGTTCGTCACAAGAGTTTCCTAGTCTTACTACAGTTTATGAGTGGATGTCGAAAGACAGTAAGTTTAAAGATAGCATTACACAAGCCAGAATGAATGGAGCCTTAACGAACCTGGACAAAGGGTTTGAAGAGATGGAGAAGCTCACTACAACTAAAGACAAGACACACCTAGACATCACATTACTGAATACGAAGCTCACTCATCTAAGGTGGATAGCTTCGAAGATACTGCCACAGTATAACGACAAGGTAGTGAATGAACATAAAGGAGGAGTTGAGTACAATATTACTTGGGGTAAACAAGTAGAGAATAACCCAATCTTAACAGACGAAGCGGATGCTTCCTCGCACACGATATGAGCTGCGGCTCATAGTTGTGGTTATATTGTGGTTATTTTATTATTATTGTTGAGTTTACTGGGGTTGCGTCAGTTGTGATAACTGATATTCCCAGACCAGCACAGCTCGTAATAATATTTATCGTTGATATATAATGTTTTTCTGCAAAAAGTGCGAGGGGGGTACCCCCCAAAACCACCTGGCTCTGCGTATATATATATATATCCCAAATCTGACACTCAGCCACACACATGAATGATATTCTCTCAGTCGTTTACTACGATGAAAAAAATTTAAAAGTAACAGTCGAATTTACAAGGTTTGAAAACAAAGAAGAACAGATTGCTTTTATAAATAATCTTAATTCCATCCTCGGATTATTTTCTGTCATCCCAGATGATAGCTCTGGTTTAAAGTCGATACATTAATGGCAACTGAAAAACATATTTTAATACCCTACTCTCCTAGAAAACCACAACAGCAAATCCATGATGCCTTGGATAATTTTAGATTTAGCGTTGTTATAATGCACAGACGAGGTGGAAAAAGTATGGCTGGTATTAATCACATGATTAAGTATGCCTTCACGCATACCATGCCTAATATTAGAATGGCTTATGTAGCTCCTACATTTCGACAAGCTAAGTCGATTGCCTGGGATTACATTAAACAATTTACTAAAGAAATTCCTGGCATCAAATACAACGAAACAGAACTGCGATGTGACTTTCCCAATGGTGCCAGGATAACCTTGTATGGTATCGATGCTAATCCAGATGCTCTTCGTGGAAACTATTATGATTTAGTAGTTATGGATGAAGTACAGTTAATAGATCCAGATGTATTTCCTAAAGTTATTCTTCCAGCTTTATCGGATCGTAAAGGCAAATGTTTATTTATTGGTACTCCTTTATCGACAAGAAATTATCTCTACGATTTATATAAAAAAGCAAATGCTGATCCAGCATGGTATTGTAAAGTTTTTAAAGCTAGTGAAACTGGTATTATAGATAAGTTTGAATTAGACCAACTTAAAAAGAACATGACAGAAGAAGAGTATAGGCAAGAGTTCGAATGCGATTTCTCTGCTTCTATCTCTGGTACCATATACGGAAAAATTATAGATAAGTTAGATGCAGACGGAAATATTACTAATATCAGCTATGATCCTGGCTATCCTGTTCACACAGCTTGGGATATAGGATATTCTGATAGTACTTGTATTTTATTTTTTCAAGAGATTGGTCGTCAGATTTATGTCATTGATAGTTTAGTTCAAAGTGGTGAAGGTATACCCTACTTTGTGAAAGAAGTAAAAAATAGAGATTATGTTTATGGAGAGCATTATGCACCCCATGATATAGAGCAGCATGATTTTTCTAATGGAATGACCAGAAGAGAAGTTGCTTATCAGTTAGGTATTCGTTTTAAAGTTGCATCGAAACTATCTGTCGAAGAAGGTATTCACATGACATCCATGTTGCTATCAAGAAGTTATTTTGATCAGAAATTATGTGAGATCGTGATTGATGCACTTCGTCATTACCACCGCAAGTGGAATGTTAATAATAAATTGTTTAGTAAACCAGTACACGATTGGAGTTCACATATTTGTGATGCTCTAAGAGTAGCTGCTGTATCACTAACAGAAGGCACTAAAGGTAAACAAGCACCTCAACAAAAAGCAGAAAATAGTTATCAAGTATTCGGAGTAAATTAATATGGGATTTTTAAAACCAAACATACCAGCACCACCACCTATACCAGAACCAATGCCACTACCAGATGCACCAAAAGATTCTGATAAAGATGTAAAGGATGC